CGCCACTTCGACATCATTTCGAATGTAATCGTGTCGGGCGCTACATCACCCCACATATCCCGAATCCGAAACCACGCCGGCCACCAGATCTTGTCGCGCGTCAACTGCGCGCGAGCCGCCCATTCGGGGGTGCGGATGTACACCTGGAAGGCTGCACCCATTGATCCTGGCGGATAGCGTCTGGCCGCCTCGGCCTCATCTCGGGAGAGCTGATCGATATTCAGGAGTGGCGGCGACTCGCCCTTGCGTACTGCCTGCCATCGCTTATTCCATTCATCTGCAATGGCCCATGCCTCGGGACCGTCCGAGCCACAACGCACGATCTGAAAACCAAGTGCTCGCATTTTTCGTGTGGGGCGCCAGTATCCGCGCCCCGCGATCGCGGTGTAGTAGGGAATCTTGATCCTACCCATTCAGCCGCCGCAGCCGTTCGCCGAACACCGCATCAGCGTGCGCCGCAGGTGGCGCATTGGTCAATTCAGGAAACAGGCGGGCATGACGGCGCAACCGCCACCTATCCACAGCTTCGATGCAATACAGGCCAGTGGTTGGGTCTGGCTCGGGGAACCCGCGCTCGCATAGTGCGCTGCGCCGCGCTTCAAAATCGGCAAGTGATAGGCCCAGCAGCGCGGCCACAATAGAAGCCCCTACGTCGCCACGGGCGGGAAAGCGCCTGGGGCGGCTCACGTCTCGGCTCCCCGGTAGAAGGGCTGATTGCGGATATCGAGTTGATCGCAGGCAGCTCTCCATTGCTCGATGCATTCGCGGTGAAGCCACGCCTGCGTTGGCCAATATGTGACTTGCATCGTCTCGCCATGCCGGCCGCAGTGCTCGCATTTGTGTTGAGCATCTACGAAATCACCTTCCGATGCTGTCTCGTCCGGCTCGAGCCCCCCTTCTGAAAACGCTACACTGCTACAGTGCCCTTTTGGAGCGGGTTTCTCGCATTTTTGAAACGCTACATCAGATTTTTCTGTAGCGGTCTGAAAGGTGGAAGAAGTGCACGTTTCATCGGCATTGTAGCGTTGTAGCGTTTCGGAAGGGGGGTCTTGGGCTAGGTAGCGTTGCCAGGCTTCCTCGAATCGATGTCGATAGTAGCCCCTTCGGACTTCGGCGCCGATTCTGACGTTCTCCGGCCTAATCCCAAACCGCTCCAGGCGATGGGCGAGCTTGTGCTTCGTGATAGGCTTTCCACTCTTGCCATACTCGGCCCATGGCCGGCCCTCTAGAGCCGCCAGGTCCTCGCAAATCTGTTCGGAGAAAAACCTATCGGCTCCCTTCTGGTCAAAGTTGGCCCTAATGTCGAATAGCAACATTGTGTCGGTCGAGTCGGCGTCGCCGTTTGGCATCAACGCGGCACGGGCATCCCGAATCCTGTCCGGCCAATCCGAACCGATTGAGTCTGCAAGGGTAAAGAGCGGTCGCCAGTTGTCCGCCACCCGATTGATAAGCCCGCCCATATCCGGCTCGATGTCGGGGAGCTCGTAAGCATAGTCGTCTGCCCATCGAGCACACATCCGGGCCAGCTTATCGAGGTCTGCGCAGCGGTCGTCCCGTAGTTCTGTAATTTGCTCTCCAGGCAATCGGCGCTGCAGTTCGATGACGATGCTGCGCTGTTCCAGGTCGTCCGGCGTCCTGCCGTTGCGGCAAAACGCGGCCAAGCAAAAAGTATCAAACTTGCGCATCTCGTGATTATCGCCACAAGCGCGAATACTCGACTGTCCGCGTCGGTGTCCTTGATTCAGCGCACCATGAAACTCTGTGCCCAGCTGCAGATATTTTTCTGACTCATCGAGCAATAACGTTGGGTGCATCAACTCAATGACGCGGAATAGGCCGGGGCCGGTAATCGAGCCGGCGATCAGGGGCCGGCGACAGAGCTTGCCTAGCAGCGTGAGTAGGGTGGTCTTGCCGCAGCCCTTAGTAGGCGAAGTGATGCATAGACGGGGCGCGTACGAGAATTTATCTACTGTCCAACTCAAGAGTACCCAGAAGGCGCACACGTCAGCTTGTGGCCGAGATATGCGCATATATTTTTGGAACGCGATGCTGAGGCTTGAAGCTGCGCGGTCGCCCTCAATCGGATCGGGCCAGGGCATGATGTCATCTGGCTTCAACGGTTGACCCTGACCGTCACCGCCCCTTGGCGGCTCAAGTCTGAGTTCGCGGCGCTTCTCGTCGCGCAGCTTGTCAAGGACCGAGGCGCGGAAGCGGAGCTCCTTTGCGCGTTCTACGCGGACCGCCTCATAATCGGCCAGCTCAAGAGCCGCGACGCGCTCAATCTCCGTGACTCGGTCGATTGATGAAGTTGCCTCAATCTCCACATTGGGCGTTAAGGGCGCTCGAACGTTCATCGCCGCACCCCATCAACGATGCGTGCCCACATGCGCCACGGCAGCAGCACGAGCGGGTCGGCATTATTCCGGCGAAGAAATAGCGCGTCATACTCAGCGAGCCATCGCTCGAGCGTGGCGAACCCCGCTCCGCCCTTACGGCTCTTCACTTCCGCGACCGCCGGCGCCTCATCGCGCCCGAACAAATAAACGTCGATATCATGCCCGCTGCCGCGAAATCGGCTTGCACCGGAGAGTGGATATCGCTCAGCATGTACCCCAAGCGCTTTGTGTCGATCGACAATTTCGCGCTCGACTCGATCGCCCTTGTGGCGGTGACGGGCGCCGCCCGTTCTGATTTTGAGATTAAAAGTCACGTTGTGCCTTTCATTGGTCAAAATTTTTTACATGTTGCGAAGGGGTTGAAGCCATCCGTTTAAATAGAGAACCTCAGCCCGGCCGGGATGGGTTTGGAGATAAGCTACAACGCCTGGGAAATATAATTGTTTTGCCACGCCGGCCGGCGGCGTTACCCAGGTCTGGATTTCGCCGCCAAAAATCCATGTCAGGATCAGGTAGTGATCCTCTTTTCCTGCTACCGCCTCTTCAAAAACGTCTTCTTCGATGCGAATCGTCAAACGAATCTGTTTGGCAAGCTCCTCCAGCTCACTGATCGTCCGCGTCTGATTTCCACGCCGACCCATAGCCAAGGGCAAAAGAAGGCAGGCAAGAATCAGTTCGTTGCGGGTGAATTGGCGATAAATCCCATGGCCGCCGCCTTCGCTGGCCTTGGTTGCTCGGATGAGTCCTCGATCAACCCAGAACTTTATGGTCCTGGGCTTTGCGTCGGTCGCTTTGATCAGGTCGGCCACCGTATAGGTCACGAGTAAACCTGTTGTGTTTCGGCTTGCATTAAAAGGCATGTTGTGCCTTTAGTCAAGACGTGCTATATCGGTGTTGAATTTGAGGAGACTGCAATGGCCGAATTAAACAGCCAAGGGCGCTTTCCGCGTTATGTGCATTTTCGAGTGCCTGAGGGGCTCCCGGATGTGATCATGGCCGCTGCAGATAGGAAACTAACCACCGCGTCTGAATATGTGCGGCAGGCAATTATCAAGGAATTGAAGGCAGATGGATTCGAGGAATTGAGCGCCGCGTGAGATAGGAGCGCGTTTAGTCAGAGATTAGTTTCTTACCGCTTCGAGCTTTCGGAGCGGCAGATTGGATTTGGACATCAATGCCGCAAACAAAACCGGCCTATTGATCAGAGATTTAGGGAATAAAATATTATGCCTGCCGGGCGGCCACGCGGTTCACCAAACAAAGATAAGCCGTTTCGGGATGCGCTGCGCGTTGAGGCCGCGCTTGCCGAGCAAGGCAAAGAAAGTCCGGCCCCTAAAGGATCGCTCCGCTATATCGCCAGACAGCTTCTCAATCGGGCCGGCGATGAAACTGTTGCAGCGCGCGAGATTGGTGATCGACTCGACGGCAGGCCGGCCCAGGCCATCGTTGGTGATGATCAATTTGATGCAATCAGGCACGTTCACGAAGTAAGGCGCACAATTGTTCGATCAGAAAACGGGTAAATTGCAGATCGGAACGGCCTCAGTATTTGAGCCGCTATTGCAGCCGGCTCGCTACAAAGGGGCGTGGGGCGGAAGAGGCAGCGGTAAGAGCCATTTCTTTGCCGAGCTTGTCGTTGACGAGCACGTTAGTGGCCGCGGATTGCGAACTCTGTGCGTGCGTGAGGTTCTTAAAAGCCTCAAAGAATCCGCCAAGCTGCTGATTGAGGACAAAATCCAATCCCTGGGCGTTGGGCATCTGTTTGAGGTCCAAAAGGACCGCATCAAGGACATTTACGGCGGGTTTATCGTCTTTGAGGGAATGCAGGACCACAACGCCGAATCCATCAAATCGTTTGAAGGGTTTGACCGGTGCTGGGTCGAAGAGGCACAGACATTAAGTGAGCGCAGCTTGGCGTTATTGCGCCCGACGATCCGCAAGGAAGAATCTGAAATTTGGTTCAGTTGGAATCCGCGTCTTGAGAAAGATGCGGTTGATAAGTTCCTGCGCAAGAACAGGCCGGCAACTGCAATCGTCGTTCAAGCGAATTGGCGCGACAATCCGTGGTTTCCTGATGTTCTTGAAGCCGAACGCCAACATGATCTGAAAGTCTATCCAGAGCGCTACGATCACATTTGGGAGGGCGCCTACGCCAGAGCTTTCGAGGGCGCATATTTTGCCCGACAGCTCAATGAGGCGAGGCAACAGAGACGAATTGGCTTAGTTGCGGTCGATCCGATCCTTCCCATTCGTGCGTTTTTCGATATTGGCGGTTCTGGTGCCAAGGCCGATGCGATGGCGATTTGGGTTGTGCAATGGGTCGGTCGCGAAATTCGCGTGCTCGATTACATTGAGGGCCAAGGCCAGGTCTTGGCGTATTATGTTAATGAGCTGCGGTCCCGGAAATGGAATCCGGTTTGCTATCTGCCTCACGACGGCATCAACGCCAACAATGTCACTGGCAAACGCTACCGCGACCACCTTCAGGATGCGGGCTTTGATGTCGTGGTTATCCCAAATCAGGGCGCCGGTGCGGCGATGCAGCGGATTGAAGCTGTGCGGCGTATTCTGCCGTCTTGTTTTTTCAACGAAGAAACGACTGAGGCCGGAATTGCCTGCTTGGGCTACTACCATGAGAAGAAAGACGAGCAGCGGCATGTTGGACTTGGCCCGGAACATGATTTTTCCAGCCACGCTGCCGACTCCTTCGGCTTGATGGCTATTTGTTACGAGGGACCGGACGGGCCGCAAACCATAGATGAGCTGTTCGAGCGCCAACACCAATATGCTGACGCCACACGATCGGAAATCACTGGATATTAAATGACGGACGATTTCGAGGTTCAGGATACGTCAGGCCTTACCGATGCCGATTGGGCAGAAATAAACAAGCT